AGCCAACAGCGAACTCTGGAACAGCGGAGTCGAGAAGGATAAGGATCTTGCTCGTACCCGTAAGCGTAAGCTAACCTACATCAGCAACATTCTGGTTGTTAGCGATCCCTCCAACCCCCAGAACGAAGGTAAGGTGTTCCTCTTCAAGTACGGGACCAAGATCTTCCAGAAGGTCCAGGAGGCCATGCAGCCTCAGTTCAAGGATGAGGAAGCCATCAACCCATTCGACTTCTGGAAGGGTGCTAACTTCAAGCTAAAGATTCGTAAGGTTGCTGGTTACACCAACTACGATAAGTCTGAGTTTGACGGTGCTAGCGAACTCTACAAGGGCGATGATGAGAAGCTAGAAAAGCTCTGGAAGACTCTTTACAAGCTTCAGGACTTTGTTGCTCCAACTGAGTTCAAGTCGTATGACGAACTCAAGAAGAAGCTCAATGATGTTCTTGGTGGCGACATTCGCAGCGTTGCCCCTGCCGCAAAGAGAGCGGAAGACGAGGACGAAGTTGAGGCTGCTCCTGCTCGTAAGGCCCCCAAGCCCGACGAGGACGAAGATGCGCTTGAGTACTTCAAGCGACTAGCCAAGGAAGACTAAAACTTTTTAAAGAGTCATCCACTCATGGCCCTCCAATTTGGGGGGCCATTTACTTTAGCAAAAAAATCAATAAGATCATCCGAATATCCAGGTTTTATACTAATTGGTGTATCTCTATTTTTTAGAGGCGATTGAGTTGGTACTATTCCTCTGGAAGGAGGAGAATAATCCATTTTTTGTTTAAATTCTTTTAAATTTTTTTCTAAAAGATCTACTTTTTCTGATATATCTGTTTTTTTATTAGACATTATGTCTAAAGAATCGCCAATCAAATCATTTAATTTTGTTTCGTTTTCTTCTAGTATTTCTGGTGTTTCTTCAATTAAATCTTCAATACTTACTGGTTCTTGTTCATCCTCTTGAACATCTGGTAAGATATCTGCTGTAGTTACTGGCTCTTCTGTGTCTTCTTGAACACCTGGAAGTATATCTGCTGTAGTTACTGGCTCTTCTGTGTCTTCTTGGACATCTGGAAGTATATCTGCTGTAGTTACTGGTTCATCAGAATCCTCTTGGGCATCTGGTAAGATATCTGCTGTAGTTACTGGTTCATCAGAATCCTCTTGGACATCTGGTAAGATATCAGCAGTAGTTACTGGTTCTTGCTCGTCCTCTTGGACATCTGGTAAGATATCAGAAACAGCTATTGGTTCTTGTTCATCCTCTTGAACTTCTGGTAAGATATCTGCTGTAGTTATTGGTTCATCAGAATCCTCTTGGACATCTGGTAAGATATCAGAAACAGCTATTGGTTCTTGTTCATCCTCTTGGGCATCTGGAAGTATATCTGCTGTAGTTACTGGTTCATCAGAATCCTCTTGAACTTCTGGTAAGATATCTGCTGTAGTTATTGGTTCATCAGAATCCTCTTGGACATCTGGTAAGATATCAGAAACAGCTATTGGTTCTTGTTCATCCTCTTGAACTTCTGGTAAGATATCTGCTGTAGTTATTGGTTCATCAGAATCCTCTTGGACATCTGGAAGTATATCAGCAGTAGTTACTGGTTCATCAGAATCCTCTTGGACATCTGGAAGTATATCTGCGGTATTTACTGGCTCTTCTGTTTCTTCTTGGACATCTGGTAAGATATCAGCAGTAGTTACTGGTTCATCAGAATCCTCTTGGACATCTGGAAGTATATCTGCTGTAGTTATTGGTTCATCAGAATCCTCTTGGACATCTGGAAGTATATCAGCAGTAGTTACTGGTTCATCAGAATCCTCTTGGACATCTGGTAAGATATCAGCAGTAGTTACTGGTTCATCAGAATCCTCTTGGACATCTGGAAGTATATCTGCTGTAGTTATTGGTTCTTGCTCATCCTCTTGAACTTCTGGTAAGATATCTGCTGTAGTTATTGGTTCATCAGAATCCTCTTGGACATCTGGAAGTATATCAGCGGTATTTACTGGCTCTTCTGTTTCTTCTTGAACATCTGGTAAGATATCAGAAACAGCTATTGGTTCTTGTTCATCTTCTTGAACATCTGGTAAGATATCAGAAACAGCTATTGGTTCTTGTTCATCTTCTTGAACATCTGGTAAGATATCAGCGGTATTTACTGGTTCTTCTGTGTTTTCTTGGGCATCTGGAAGTATATCAGCGGTATTTACTGGTTCTTCTGTGTCTTCTTGGGCATCTGGAAGTATATCAGAAACAGCTATTGGTTCTTGTTCATCCTCTTGGGCATCTGGAAGTATATCTGCTGTAGTTACTGGTTCATCAGAATCCTCTTGGGTATCTGGTAAGATATCAGCAGTAGTTACTGGTTCTTGTTCATCTTCTTGAACATCTGGTAAGATATCTGCTGTAGTTACTGGTTCATCAGAATCCTCTTGAACATCTGGTAAGATATCAGCAGTAGTTACTGGTTCTTGTTCATCTTCTTGGACATTTGGTAAGATATCAGAAACAGCTATTGGTTCTTGCTCGTCCTCTTGGCCATCTGGTAAGATATCAGCAGTAGTTACTGGTTCATCAGAATCCTCTTGGACATCTGGTAAGATATCAGCAGTAGTTACTGGTTCTTGTTCATCTTCTTGGACATTTGGTAAGATATCAGCAGTAGTTACTGGCTCTTCTGTTTCTTCTTGGACATTTGGTAAGATATCAGAAACAGCTATTGGTTCTTGCTCGTCCTCTTGGGCATCTGGTAATATATCTGCTGTAGTTACTGGTTCATCAGAATTCTCTTGGACATTTGGTAAGATATCAGCAGTGGTATTTTCTTCCACAACAGATTCTTCTAACTGTATATCAAGATCTATAGTTTCTTCTTTTATATCAGTAATACCACTATCGGTATTGTCAACTACAGTTTCAGGAATTTGTATAGTTTCTTTTTCTGAAACTATATCTGTTTGTTCTTCTTCTATAGAAATATCAGTTTCTTCCACAAAATCAGATTTTTCCTCCTTTAATATTGGTGCTGGAGGAGGTACGAGAGAATCCATGTTAAAAAAATCAAAGTTAGTAAAGTTTATTTGTGGATTTTCGTTTTTCATTTGATTTCTTTTCTTGTTCTTCTAACCACATTTTATGCTGTAGTAAATAAATTTCTCTTTCCCACGGCATTAAAGATTCTATTTCAGATATTGAGATGTTTGCGCCTGCGCTTAAAAAATGATTTATCTTATAAAAAGATATAATATTCATATAAGTCAGGCATGTGTAAAAAAATTAAGAATTCCCTCCAATTTTAATTTTTTCTCAACACCATCTTTTGTGTAATAATTTATTAAAGAAGTTACTTTTGGTAAATTATCAATAAATAATTTTACATTTTCATATTCTTTCAAAGTCAATTTTGAAAGAATTTCATCAATATCTTTATCAGATATTTCATCCGAATCAATAACATTATCTTCCATATAAACTTTAGTTATTGAAGCCTTTAAAAAATGTTTAGTATCAAACTCTCCACTAAGAGAAATTATTTTACTAACTTTTGGTTCTTTAAAAATTATTTTAGTTGTTTCATCAAGATTTAAAATTTTTTCTTTTTGTCCAGGAACAATTTTCAATTTTTCTAGATTTACAATACCATTTGTTTTTTCCTTTGTTGTCGGGCAAACAAAATTAACTTTGACTTGTTCCCCAACAGACTTTGCTCTCAAATTACAAAACAAATATTCCATATCCTGAATTGTCAGTTGATCTATATCAATATCAAAAAAACAATCCTTTATTAAATTTAAAATAGATTTAAATATTATTTTTGTATTTTTTTCTTCTTTAATTATAAGAAGTGTTTTCTCATCAGATATTAAAAATGGTCTGAAATTAACTTCTTTATTTTTGCTTGGTAAAAGACAAGAATAGGATGGATATTTTCTATTGAAATTCATAATATTAATTTGTTGTTATTGTATATCTTCTAAAATTAAAAATTACATCAAAAGTTGCATTTCCTGCATCGGGTTCAGAATTAAATTCTAATGGTAAAATATTTACAGGAAATGCTTCAAAAAATTCAAATTTACATGCTGGATTACCATTATATGTTTCTGCGGTAATAAAAACTTTTCCCGTTTTAGCACAAGAATCATAATATTGAGCTGTTGTAACCATTCCAGTGCCAATACCAGTGCCACTAAGAGCATTTAACCAATTTTGTATGAACTTATAATTGTCCCAATTTTGTTCTATAGGAAATCTTATGAGCAATCCCGAACTACTTTCATATGTAACATTTGTTGGGATATTTCTTCCAAGACCTGGGCCAGTAAGCCTGTCTGGTGTTAATTCCATACCCTTTTGTCCAAAATTCATGTATATGGCAGGAAGAATTCTACTTGATGGTTCTATATTAAAGAAGGGTGCACAATTAGCATAAAACGTAACAGAAAATTTATTTTTTCTCTGAATTCCATTTTTTGAACTAATTAAATTTATTATGTCCTGCGGTGTCATTTGAATATATTTTTTTCTGTTAGAAGTTTGAACTCCCACTTATTTTCAATGCATAACTTTTTTGCTGCTTTCCATTTAGATTCATTTATTAAATATCTAGCAGTATCATCATTATAAGATTTTGATTTTTTATTTTTTGGAAGCATTGTTTGTTTATATGGTTTTACTTCAACAATAAGCGTCTTTTCTTCTCCCAATTTATTTTTTAATTTTACAACAAAATCTGGAAAATACATATGAACTTTTCCATCAATCGGAGATAGATAAGGAATTTTTAAACACTCATAACACCAATTTACAACTGAGTCGTTATCGTCAAAATACTTGCACAATTTTCTTTCCCATAAGGATTTACATAAAATTTTTGACGAATTTCCGACATATTTTTCAGTGTGCTCTGGTAAAAATTTTGTTTTATACGGCACAGAATATATATAATGGATTTAAAAATGCCAATTCCAAGAACTATATTACAATATCCCCTCGTAGGCTCAGAATATAATTTAGAACAGGGCTATGTCTTGGGATTTCAAGCTGCTCCATATAGCGTTCTTTCTGATTTAAGAACAAGAAGTGGTATAGGCAGTAGGGCCTTTTTAAATATTACTATGCCTATTCCAGGCAATTTAGTGACCCAAACTCAACATGCATTTTCAGAAGAAGCAAATCCAGTAGGTCCATTATTAACTGCGGCATCAGCTGTTAACAGTGGAGGCGAGGCGGCATTACTTAAAAGATTATTTATAGATCCAATGCTTACTTATGTGAGTAACATAAGTTCTACCACTTCACAGCAAATGTATTCCAACATCACGGAACTATCTCTTAAATCTGAAGCTAGAAGGGAATTTGAATTTGGATGGTTATTAATTCCTAAAAATTCTGGTGAAGCTAAGGCTATTTCACTAATAGCAAATGCATTCCGAGAGGCATCATATCCCGTTTATTCTGATTTACCAGAAAGAATATATCCCCCACCGCTGTGGAAAATTTATATTGCAGATGCGGGTGGAGAAAGAGGTCCTTTGACTAGAGACTGGTTAGGAGATCCAATGCCGTGCGTTTTACTTTCAACCTCTGTAAATAAAGTTCCATTAGATTCAAATAGACCAACGTATTTCACAAATGGACAACCATTTGCTACCGCTATTTCTGTAATATTCAAAGAATTTGAAACTGGTGCTATAAATCCAAGTAATGGATTCGTTGAAAGTAAATCAGAATATTTAAATTAAGGCATTTAAATGTTTAATTCTTACAAAAAAATACTATACAATTTTGACGGAATTGAAAGAACTATTTTAGATTTTAATATAGATATTGATTTTTCCGATATGGAAAATAGTTTTTATTCTCAAACTTTAGATACTGATCTACTATTAGATACTTTTTCGTTAAAAACTTTTGATTCTTCTTCTTTATATTATATTCCTTTTTATACGAGTAATATAGTAAATCCTTTTCTAGAATTGCCCCCATCAACCGAGCAAATAGAAACTGAATATAATGAATTTAAAGCTTTAATGTCTCCATCTGCAAACTTTACAGCAACTGGAGGACAGACAGCAGCATTTGTTGAAGCTGGAGATTTAGTTGTTAGATACTCTGGATCTTACTCGGCAGGATTTGATACTACTGATAATTTTGCATATATTGCAGGTGTTGACTATGAATTAAATAAACTTAAAGTTTTGAATAAAGGAATGACTGCGCCTAGTGGTTACAGAATTCTTAGAAAAACAGATAATCAATGGAATCCCATAACAGATCCTTTATTAACTGGATTTGTATTGAATAATGTATTTTTAGAAAATTTTTCAAATTCTCCAACATCATTTGTCAATGAAAATGGTATTTCTATTAAAGATTTTAATATAGCTGGATTCACTTCTGGAACGCCTACAGGAGGATATATAACAGTGAGTGAATTGAGTGATTTTATTGGAACAAAAAACATAATCAATATTCCAACAAAATCAGATATAAAACCTGTTAGGAATATTATAAATGGCAGTAGCTAATCTATTAAGTCTTAGAAATATAACAATCGTTCACGGAAGAAATCCAGATATTTTTTGGAATGTTATAGAAAACGAAAATTCTAGTGGATTTTTTGAACAGTTAATAATTGATCAGGGTATAGACCAAATTATTCCATCTGGAACTTTGATTGTACGCGATACTGGAGATATATTATCGCATTTTAATTTTAGTGGTAGAGATCCACTAACGATAGAAGTAGATGTTTTAGATCCGGTAACTGGCAACCCAACAACAAAAACTTTTAATTTTATAATTTATCAAGCTACTCATGCCACTGATTATGCTGACAGAAACTCTACTAAATTAATAACTTTAAAATTTATTCATGAATTATATTTTTACAATTCAAGAAGAAATTTTGATTATTTTCCTCACCTATCCATTAAAAAAATAGATGAATTTATCCATACTGCATTAGACAATCTTGCAACCCTTACTGATACTACTTATACTGGTTACATAGATCCAACATATAATTATTTTTATAATGTAGAATGCCCTGAAGTATTTCCGAGTGGATCCAGAGTAAATAAGAGCGATTTTTTAACTACATTTAATTACATAGCATCAAATGCCGTAAACACAACAAAACTAGTTCCAGATTTTTTTTGCTGGTTTAATATTGATTCAGAATTTAATTTTATTAGTTATGATACTATGGTTGGTGCTAGTGCTGGATATGCAATATTAAATACTGGTAATATAGATGCTATAGATAATGATATTGCGGGATTTAAAATAAATTCTATAACTCCTATTTGCAATTTTTCTTTAATGGAACTGGAAAATAACGGAGCGTTTTGTTCCTATTACGATAGGGTAGAACCAAATTTAGAAAATCCTTATTTTGGATTATCTGATTTTATTTCTGGAGTTACTATTTTTCCTGTAGTATACCAATTAGGAATGACATTACGGGGAGGAGGACAGTTATTTAATTTAACCTCTGCAAATTTTGGAGAAACTGGCGATGTCATAAGCGAAACATGGGCAAATACAATTAAAGTGGATAATTTTAATCCAACTTCATATTCTGAATTTCAATCTTCAAATTTTGATATAAAAAAATACCAAGACGATAAAAAGTGGGGATTTTTTGACGAAGGATTTTATAACAAAAGAGATGAACCATCTTATACGTTTTATGGCGGATTTAAAAATTCTTCTCGTAATAAAGAGATAGGATTTTATGATTTATACAAATCTAATGATAGATTCTCCAAAATAAAATGGCAAAATATGTTTGATATAGAAGAAATGAACCCAATTATAGGAATATCATATACGGTAGATGTTCCTGATGGACCTCCAGGAATATGTTTCGAAGAAGTAAACTTTGTTCAAAAAATAATTGATATTACTAGTATATTGTCTAGTGGATTTCAAGGAATCAATAATTTTCCTAAAGGTGAAGGGTTAATTAACCCTTGGATTAATGGTATGATAGATACAGAAGAAAAAGATGGCCAGGGAAATCCTCTCAAAAATTCTAGATCAAAATATTATTTCCAGCTTAGAGAATTAAAAGAAAGATGGAATATCTTTAAATATGTTGTATGTTGTATGAATAATTCCAATGATTCTTTTTATGCTTTGATTGTTGGTGCTACTGGAGTTGAAGAAAATTCTGGAACTGTAGTAATAGATCCAATTCCAGAAAAATCAAAAGCGTTTAAATATGCGTGGAAAGAAATAGAATTTATTCCTAAAGCATATGAGGGATTATCAGGAACAACGCAAACGGTACAATTGTATCCACAGTTCGGTGGTTCTGGAAGTGCTGGATGTACATTTGGAATTCCTATTGGAATATCTGGAATGGCCGGTATTACTGGAATTACTTTTGGATATTCTCATCCATTTTTTGAAATATTAATACCAAACGGTTCTCGTTCTGGAGGATTTACCGGACAAACCTTTGGTTTTACTGGATTTTATCCACTCCCTACCGGAACTACTTTTGTAAAAATTCCTGTTTCCCCATACTTTCCCGCATTAAATATAAACGAATTTACAAATTTTGAATTAAATCAAGCAGGATTAAAGAGAAAATATGCTGGACCAGGAGTAAATATGGAAATAGATGCATTTCCATTAGGAAATAAAATAATTCCTGTTGGATATATGCCATCAGAAGATGATCCGTGTATACATCAATTACATGGTCAAATTGTAAAAATGTATCAAATACCAACTAAAGATATTAGTGGTATTAGTTTATCAGATAATGATTTAAAGGCAATGCCTCTAATATATGTTTTTGATGTTCAAAACTCTATTGAAGGACAATGCACAGAATGCGACGAGGTATAATTTATGCCACAATTTAATAGTGGAGTTTCATTTAGTAATAATGTTTTTATAAACAAAACTATAGCAACAACTCCTGTTAAAACTATAGAAGTAGACGAAGACCACATGGAAGCAAAGGATTATATCTGCGCTAATCCATATGCAATATATGGTTCTGCTCCAAGAACAACAACAGAATGTTTAGAAAAATTTTTTCCTGGATATACACAAAACCAAGAAATTAAAGAGCTGGTCGCCAAATTAAGACCATCTAAAAAAATAACAACATCGGGTAGTGGACCTCCAGATTATGTTGAAATACCAGAGCCTGGTTGCAGTTTAGATTTTGCTTTTTCTGCTGCAAAGGCGTGCGATTTAATTGAATATTATTTGGGGAAATCTTTCTTTGGATGCTTTTATGCAGATCCAAATTTTCCTTTTAGTTGCAACTGTCCATCGATTGGAAAAGATTTTCCAAAACTTTTAACTGCAACAATTAAAAGTGCTTCTTTTTGGAATACTCCTTTAGAAACTCCATTAGTTAGAAGAGCATTTTTATCAATTTTAAATTCTACTAAAATACAAGTTACAATAGATGGTACTTTTAATTTAAAACCAGGATATAAAGTTTTAATTAATGATCCACCAGATGTTAATGGTATAAAAGAAGGAAAGATGCAAGGTTTTTGGATCATTCAGAATATGAGTCATAAAATATTTAAAGATAGGCACATGGAAACTACTCTTACTCTAGTAAGAGCCTATAATGACGAAAATGCTCCATTTACAAATACCCAAGATGTTAATATTGGTGCATTAATAAATATTGAGGTATGAATTACTTAAAAGATATAAACATTCTAGGATATATTGATGCTAGAGGAGATATAGCCAAAGTATCAAAAACTTCTTTAATTAATCAAAAAATAAAAAATATTTTGAATCAAAAATCTGGCGATTTGAGATTGTCCGATATCTCTATCTCTTTTAGCCTAGATGACTATAAATTTACTGATATGTATGGAACAAAAATAATGACTTTAACCTTTCTTTACGATAGAGTTAAAAATATTATTAAAGAAATTGATGATATAACTTTAAATCCTACTTTTGGCTCAAATACTATTACATTTGATGTTTCGTATTCTATATTTGATAATGTAGTAAAAAATTTAAAAAACTCTACCTTTAAATTTACTATAGATAAATAATTTTATGAATCATCAAATAAATCTTGTAGATCTTGATAAAGATGCGTTAAAAGCAAATTTATTGACATATTTAAAAAATACAGACATAGGAAAACAATATGACCTTGAAAGTGATGGCACAGCTATTAAAATGCTTGTGGATCTTTTCAGCTACAATACACTTATTTGGTTACATTATCTACATCTCGTAAACAAAGAATCCTTTATATCAACTGCACAAAGAACAGATTCTGTTTCTAAATTACTTGAAGCTACAGGATTTACTATAAATAATAAAAATTCTGCTATTGCTCTTGTACAGTTTACAAAAACCACTTCTGGATTAGCTCAAGTTGATAGATTTGCCGTTTGTAGGGGATTGGGTACTTCAAACTCAAATAATAACTTTTATTATGTTGATGAATTAGTAACTCTTGATGCTACTACTTCCTTGCCTTTTTATGGTGGAACTCAACTTGTCAAAGAGTTAAGAATAAATGTAAATCTAGACACACAAGAATATAAAATAGAAAATCCTAATGTTGATGTTAGAACCGTAAGAGTTTCTGTTAATTCTGTTTATTGGGATAATTTTACTAATGATCCAACAAAAGATACCAATGAAAATTCTCAAGTATTTTTTGTCGTAAAAAAGGGTAAATATTACTATGTAAAATTTGGTAAGGATCTACAAACAGAAAATATAAATGCAATTGGTAAAAGTATAATAGAATCAGATACTGTTTTGTTGTCTTATGTTGTTTCTTCTGGAGCTGCTGGGAATGGAGCAATATTATCAACTTTAACATCAAATAATACTAAATCAGTACCAACAGTTTCAATAACATCCAATGTTGCTTCTGGTGGATACGATAGTCCAGATTTAAATTATTTAAAATACATAGGGTCTAGATATCATTCTTATAAAGGTTTAATAACTAAATCAGATTATGAAGTTGCTATAACTTCATCTGGATATCTACCAAGTTATACAAATGTAGAAAACAAAGTTGCTGTATTTGATGGTCAAAATCATAATAATAATTATGGAAAAATATATTATTCTGTAATAGATCTTGGTGTTGATTCTGATCAAATAAAAGCATTGACGACTATCTTACAAAGTAAAGCTATCTTCGGCTTAAATATAGAATATCTAGAAAGTGAAAATTATACAGGATACTTAACTTTATCATGCACAAGAGATCCGTTGCGAACAACTAAAACATCTGGTCAGTTAAGAAATGATTACGAAAGCGCAATTCAAACCGCATACGGAACAAATCAATTTAACAATTCTATATCCAAATCTAATTTAATTCTTCTGGCTACTGAGACAGATCCAGGATTGATAGTAAAAGATTCTAATATTTCAATTTTGTTCAAAAAAACTATAAATATTAATGAAAGTAAGACATTATATTTCTATAATCCAATAGAGAGTATAACCACAGATTTGGTAAGCTCAAATCTTTCTAGTAGTTCAGTTAAATTTGTTTCTACTTCCACAGCAGTTCCTGAACTGAGCGGTTTTAAATATATTGATGCCACTTTATCAAATGGAACGGTAGTTAAATCTAAAGTAGGTATCTACAATCCTACAACGGGCTTTATACTATTTTACGATTCTGTTGATATTGCTGATGATTTTATAATAACTATTACTCCAAACACTGATCAGATTACTCCCACGAAAAATATGGCAGTGAAGTATGAAATTTCAAGTATAACAGTAACATGATTTTATTTTTCAATCCAACTTCATCTCAGTCTATTGGCCCAACAGGAATGAACATGAGTGTTGGAGCTGAATATGCTATAAATCAATTAAAAAATTTATATAATTTTAATAAATTGATACGAGGTGATCTAAACTTTAGATATTACATAGAAAACCAATTTCCTCAGTGGATACAAGATCAGGCAAAAACGAATACTGATGTTAAAATTATAGACCTAATTCAAGAATTTTATAACTTTTATTTTTCAACAAATGGTCTTAATTTATATCCAAATTATGAACACATTCAGAGTGCATTTTTCTGCAATCAAGATGGTCTTAGAGCCATGTATTCGTCAATGTTTTCTGATTTTGATTTTGACGATTTCATAGAAACGAAAGAACAAGAACTAAGAGAGTTTTTAATTTCAAATAAGAGTAGATTCGTTGCAAATAAAGGAACAGAATCTTCTTATGATTACTTTTTAGCTACACTTTTTGCTGATATAGAATATCAACTATCAAAAGGCATAGACGATACTTTTGTTTTAAATGCATCTGAAATGAATGATAAGGTAATTACTGATGGTACTGATTACCAAGAATTTTCTATCAAAATAGAAGCATCTATAGATGAAAAATATCAGGACGATTTTATTTCTATGTTAAAGCCAGTTGGTTTTTACATGAATCTAGAAGAATCTCCACAGACATTCGTTTCAATGCTTTCTTATGTAAGTAAGAAAAATCCATTGGCAGTTACTATATCTGGAACTTAATCATAAATAACAGTATGACAAACGCAAATAAATCTGAAAAACTCTACTCTTCAAGTGCAGAAGAATTCATAAAATCTGCGTTTAAGGAAGACTATTATCTTGGCTTTGGTGTAGGTAAAGCTGGATATGAAAAATATACAAATAAATTATCAAAAGTTGCTGCAAATAATGCAATTTTTGGAAAAAGAATATTACCCAATTCAATAACTGCTGTAATTGAAAGAAAAAATTGGGAATCTAAATCTTATATTCCCTATAATCCTGGTGTTGATATAACGAACAGTATATGTTTTAATAGTACAGATGCCGGATTATATCTTTGCCTAAAGGATGGATCAAATAATAAGCAAAGTTCTTTTGATTCTGAAAAATCCAGATATAAGCCATCAGGCTCTGCCGGAGTTGTTCTAGAATATCCAGATGGATATCAGTGGATTTTGATAGCAAAAGATCAATTGAACAATTACTTAACGGATTATGTTCGTATTCGTGGCATCGAT